CCAGCCGATCGTCGTCGTCCAGGATGGCAATTATAGCAACCGGGGCGAGCTTCTCCTGGTTGCCTCCATGACGATCCAGAGGCCCGAACCCTGGCGTCAGTCTCTACACGCATACGCGCCCAATACGCGCGCTCAATGACGCGTGAGTGTGCGCCCTTGAGCCTGCGTGTAGAGGGGCAGCGCAAAAAATCCGTGGTTTTCACCATCAGCAGAACCTAAGTTGTTGATTTTTGAGCAAACACCCGCCGCAACAACAACCGTTTTTGCCACACAGTTGGCCGTTTTTGCCACGGATTGCCCTCGTTTCGCCACTCGCCGCTTTCGACCCATCGACCTCTCTATCTCTCTCTATCTCTTTGAGAATTAAGGAAAAAGGAAAGGAGTAAAGGGGGATGGAGCGTACCCACGGGTGCCACAGAATTGCCACAGGGATCAGAACAGGTGCCACAACTTTTAGCCCGTGCCACGGCCTGATCTGTGGCACCAATCGTCCTACCAATTCGTGTATTTTCAGCCACTTAGCTATACTTCAGGGGTGGTGCCACGGCGCCACGGGTTTTTCTCCCCCTCCCCTCCGGGTGAGCGATGACAGATGCCGACCTGATCCAGCGCTGGCTGCACTGGATGGAGCACAACCAGGGCCGTTCCAATCGGACCCTCGAGAAGTACCGGCTAACACTGGAGCGGCTGACGTCCTACCTGGCGGATCGCGACCTCTCTCTCAGGGAGGCTCCGACAGATGTCATCGAGGAGTTCGCCGGCCTGGAGTCCCACCGCCAGGGGATCAGCCCCAGGGCCAGGCGGCCAGTGGTGGCGGCCGTCCGCGGTTTCTTCCGCTGGATGCGCCGGGCCGGTGCGCGATCGGATAACCCCGCCAAGGATCTCCCCTACCCCAAGTCCGGATCTCCGCTCCCCAGGGCGATGGAGCTCAGCAATGCCGAGCGGCTGATGATGGCACCTGACCTGGGCACATTCCTGGGCGTTCGCGATGCCGCGATGATCTCCGTGCTGGTCGGCTGCGGCGTCCGCGTTTCCGGCCTGGTGGCCATGAACGAGTCCGATCTTCAGTTCGTGCTGGACGATGAGGGTCGGGAGTGGCTGGTCATTCGCGTGAGGGAGAAGGGGAAGAAAGAGCGTCTGGTTCCGGCCCCTCACGAGACCAAGCTCCTGGTGCGTGCCTACCTGGGGCACCCGGACCTCGAGGAGATAGACCGGACTCTCCCCAACGGGGACAAGGTCCTGTTCGTTTCCACGGCCAACCGGCTGGTGAAGCCCCACGAGTATTTCGGCGAGGCCCGGCGCCTGCACCGAAAGGCCGTCAACGAGATGCTGGTCAAGTACGGAGACCAGGCGGGCGTGCCCAGGAAGCAGCTTCACCCGCACGCCATGCGCCACCTCTATGGCACTGAGCTGGCAGAGGGCGGAGAGGACCTGCGCAAGATCCAGACCCTTATGGGCCACGCCGATATTCGCACCACCACCATCTACACCCAGCTGGCGATGCGGACCCTGTCCAAGTCCGTCGCCAAGTCCAACCCGTTCTCCCGGATCCAGACCCCCGTGACCGACCTGGCTAAGCAGTTGTAGACCCAGCCACCGAGGCCACGGTCGCACCCTTGCCCTCATTTGGAGGACAGAACCCCTATAGAGCGGGGCTCGCCCTATCCCCTATTCCTCTGTACTCGGGTTTTCCCGGACGGGAGCGGGGTGCTCCAGAACTGGCCTCTAGAACGGGGGAAACAAACTGCGGGTTTTGTTATTACCCGCAGTTCACCCCGGAGTTGGTGTTGCCATGGTGCCGTCTGTGGGCAGGTGGTGATTCAGTTTCCCGCAGTTCGGTTTCGGGAATGATGGGTGTGGATGCAGGGGTGGGGGGTCGGCAGTAGGGACTGGCCCCTGGGTGTGGGGAGGTGGGTACCTGGATTTCTGCACGGGCCTGAAATTCGAGCGCCGGCCAGTGCCCGAAATCGGGCACCAGTGCTCGATTTGGTGTACAATTCCCGGTATATCAGGTGCTTGGGAGATATTGCGTGCCCGATCCGCTCGAGTCGATCCACTTTCACTGCCGCGCTTGCGGCCACCAGTGGGATGGCAAGCCCCGAGTGGTGGAGGAAGAGAGCGGCACGCCGTGGCACCCGTGGTCCTACTCCGCGCCCTGCCCGGAGTGCGGTGCCGAGGCGGAGCAAGCCGCGTGGGAGCGCAACCTCCTCAAGGCGCACGCCCATGCTACCGGCCCGAAGACCGAGGAGGGGCGTACCAAGGCCCTGGAGAACCTCGAGCGCGGCCGATCATCCGAGATCGCCCGCTTCAACGCGCTGAAGACCGGGATCTACGCCCGTACCGCCACCTACTTCCCCGCCCGGCCCGGCCGGTACCCCGCCTGCGATGGCTGCGAATACCTGAACAACGGCTGCGGCACGCAGCATCGCGCCTGCCTGAAGAAGGCGGAGCTGACGATGCAGTACCAGATCGCCGCGGAGACCGGCGACGTGGCCCTGCTCAAGCAGCTCCAGGGCGGAAACCAGGCCGCGCTGCAGGGCCTGATCAACGACATGGTGCTGGCGATCTCTCAGGACGGCGGCCCCCGCCAGGTGCGTCCGGTCTGGTACCAGGACAAGGAGACCGGGCAGATCGGCATCGTGCGGTACGTCAACGAGGCCGGCGAGACGGTGCCGCTGGAGAAGATCGAGGCTCACCCTCTGCTCAAGCACCTGATCGACTTCATCCAGAAGAACAATCTCACGCTCGAGGATATGGGGATGACGCCGAAGCAGCAGGGCGATGAGGCCTCGCTGCGCGGTCAGTTGGACGATCAGCGGCAGGCCCGGGACTCGGCCCTGGAATACCAGGAACGCACAGCCCGTTCGATGGAGCGCCTCAACGAGCTGATCGGGCGTAGCCACCAGACCCACGAGGCCCGGGTGATCGAGGGAGACAGCTCGGATGGCTGAGCAATGTCTCCTGATTACTGGGTGCCGGGACCCGCTTATGTGGTACCGGGGCATGGAGGGTTGTCAGGTTCCACTGGTCCGGGTGGAGAAGGACATCTTCTGGAGCCGAGAGCCAAGCGGATTCTTGAACATCGTCCACAAGGACGATGCTGAGATAGTGGAGGCACGATCAGATGGCTGAGCGCGTCTCCCAGACCCAGCGGATCGAGCTGCAGAACGTCGCCGAGGGCGAGATCCGGCGCTACGCCGGCGACCACGCCACCTGGTTCAAGCACGTGCTGGACGTGGAGCTGGACCCGATCCAGATCCTCAAGTGCGAGGAGATGGACGAGCACCCCAACACGCTGGATTTCTCCTCTCGCCGGACGGGCAAGACGGCCATCAAGGAGCTCTACCAGCTCCAGTACAACGCCCGCCACGCCGACCAGGAGCTGGGGATCGTCGCCCCTCGGGAGGCGCAGAGCCAGGTGAACCTCTCCTACCACCTGGAGCTGATCCGCAATTCCGAGATCCTCTCGGCCTACGTGCGCACCAAGGGTGGCCGCCGGCAGATCGCCGACACCTACTACCAGTTCGCCAACCGCTCGCTGGCTCGGTGCTACGGGATCATGGCCCAGGTCGACGGCGGCGACCTCACCGCCGCCTCCCTCGAGGAGGTGGACGACATGCCGGCCGACCGCCTCTACTCCCGCTTCCTGCTGATGATGGGCTCCACCCGCCGCCTGGGCGCGGCCAAGGGCTCGCAGAACCAGCCACAGATCCGCATCACCGGCGTCTACAAGGGCGCGGACACGCTCACCGACCTGATCGACTCCGGCAAGTACCACGTCATCGGCGCATTCCACGGCGACAGGGCCCGGGCCGAGGTGCAACGACTGATCAACGAGGGCTACCTGGAGCCCAACCAGGTGGATGCGAAGGGCTACAGCTATCCCGTGCCGATCGGTAACGCGGTGAATGCCATGGAGCTGGGGTTGCTGAACCGCCAGTTCATCGAGGACATGCGCGGCCAGCTCTCCCCGGACGAATTCGCCCGGCAGCTGCTGTGCGTGAACACCGCCAGCCGGAACCTCATCTGGGAAAAGTGGCTGCGCTGGGCCATCCAGCTGGGCGTGCGTGCCCGGATCGAGCCGCAGCCCCCCGTGCCCGGCGAGACCTACCGCAAGCGCGGCCTGATCGCCTTCGGTTACGACGCCTCCGGCCACGGCGAGAACGCCAACGCCTCACGCCACGCCCTCGTCGTGGCCGAGGACATGGGTGGATTCTTCGTCCCCATCTGGGCACGCACCTGGCCGGCCGGCACCGACGACGGCGTGGTGAAGAACGACCTGAAATCCTACTGGCGCTACTACCAGCCGGACCACGCGATCGGTGATGCCTACGCCGTGGGCATGCTCACGCAGCTCTGCGACGAGCTGTTCGCCGAGGGCTTG